AAGTAATGATAGGCGACAAAGGCGAGTTAATACAGACGTTAGCTTTTGTTGATATTAAAAATGTTGATGATGTTATTTTGGCATTGCAATCTTTTCAATACGAATATGACGCGCAACAGGACGCTAAAACTCATGACAATAACTAGCCAACTAAAACAACCGTTCGATCCCAAAGTGGTTCATTGGCGCACAGGCGCGACTAACGCAAAGAAACTAGGCTGCAAACCTTGGCAGGCGACTAAGGGCATTGCTCTTGCCTATGTTGACGCAAGGGACGTAATGAAGCGCCTTGATGATGTGTGTGGTGACAACTGGCAGGTTGAATACCCTTTTGAGGGCTGCTGTCGTATTGGGATTAAAATCGATAACGAATGGGTTTGGCGCAGTAACGGCGCTGGTGAAACTGACATAGAGGGGGAGAAAGGGCGCTATTCGGACGCTTTCAAACGTGCCGCTGTGTTGTGGGGTGTAGCTAGGTATTTATACTACCTCGACAACGTGTGGTGTGATCTAAATAACGGCAACATATCAAAACCGCCAAACCTACCAGGCTGGGCGCTACCAAAACAAACAAATAAAGGAACAAAGTAATGGCTAAAGTAGGCGTAAGTTTAAAGATAGACGTTAGTAAGATAGATAAAGCTCGGTTATTTAAGGGTCAAAAAGGTGTTTACCTCGATGCTACTGTTTTTATCGACACTGACCAACTAGATCAATATGGCAACTCAGGCATGATCACGCAAGACGTTACCAAAGATGAAAAGCAACGAGGGGTAAAAGGTAACATTTTAGGTAACTGTAAGGTGTTTTGGAGTGACAACCAGAACAGCGCACCACAGCAGCAGCAATCGCCACAGCAGCAGGGTGGTTATCAACAGCAGGCGCAGTTGCAGCAAAGCATATATCAACAGGCACCACAGCAGCAATCGCAGGCAGGTCAGCAGCAACCCGCTCAACTGGATGATGGCTGGGACGACGATATTCCCTTCTAAACCAGAAGGAGAATGAAAATGGAAAATTTAAAGAAGCTAATTGAATCAGTTGAAAAACAAAGCAATGCAATCAGCAATAAAATAAAATTAGTTAATGCCTCGTCAAAATTTGGCGGCTATAAAATTCAATCCAAAGAAGGGTATCACGGGGTTTATTTTGAAGGCGATCAAGCTGATAAAGTAAGAGCGCTGATCGAGTCTTTCATTGCTGAAGATGAAAAAATCTGTGAGCCTTCACTGGACAAGCTGAACACAATATCAAGACTAATTGGCAAGGAGTAATGATAATGAGTACTGAATTAGCAGTATTGGAAGTAGCTGAAAAGAATTACCCAAAAATATACCGTGCCGGTGGTCTGGACGCATTCTATCAAAAAGCAAAAGCCGAAGTTGAGGGTGAGGTTCCAGACCTATCAACAGGCGTTGGGCGTGATAGAGTGGCATCACTGGCCGCTGGAGTGTCAAGATCTAAAACCGCCGTAGTAAAGCCAGGGCGAGCTTATAACAAGTTTTTAAAAGCCCAACCAAAACTAATCGACATTGAGTTGCGCGAATTTATCGAAAAAATGGATCAACTTCGTGATAAAACTCGTGAGCCGCTTACAGCATGGGAAGCAATCGACAAAGCTGAAAAGAAACAAATTGCCGATACTGATGCGTATTTGATTAAATTTGCTGCCGATGTTGAGGACGGCTACCGCGATAATGAGCTAATCGATTTAAAAGCCAAGCAAGCCGCTGCTGATCGCCAAGCTGAAATTAAAGCCGCTGCAGATAAAGCCGCTGCAGATGCCAAGGCCAAGGCCGAACTGGAAGCCGCGGAGAAAATCGCACAAGCCAACCGGGACAGAATCGAAGCTGAACAGCGCGAAGCCAAAGCCAAGCAAGATATTGTTGACGCGCAAGCCAAGGCAGATCAGGCCGAGATTGACAAAATTGCCGCGGTAGAAGCTCGCAAAGAATTGGTTAGAGTTGATTACCATCAGCGAATGATTCAACACATCGTTGGTTGTGGCAATGGACTTATAGGCGGATCGCCACAGCCTTTCGGCCTTCTTTTTTATGAGTTAGAAAACAAAATTGTCATCGATGAAAGCTTTGAAGAATTTCGTGCCGCGGCAGAATTAGCTAAAAACGAAGCTATTCAAAAGTTAAAAGACTGTCAGGAAAAGCAAGGAAAGGATCGCGAGGAAGCAGAGCAGCAAGCTAAACGCGATACCGATGCCGCGGCAGAAAACGCACGAAGGGCCGTGTTAAGAAGTCAGCAAGATGACGCGGATCGGATTGCTCGCGAGAAAAGCAGACTCGAAGCGGATAAGAAACACACTCGCGGAGTCAAAACGATGGCTATGAATGATTTTATTGCTTTCGGGGTGGATCCGGTTAACGCTAAATTGGCCGTTCAAGCATTGGCTGCCGGTAAAATTCGCGGCCAAGAGCTTAAATATTAACTTTTAACGAAGGGGAAAGAGATGAAGAATAGTGAAAAGCTATTCGCTATTGGAGTTATATTGTTTATGTGTTGTTACGGTTCAAATTGGCCAGATGAGGTTTACGCTGTTTCTTTTGCGTGTCTTGTCTGGGGGTTCTTATTTTACATAAACGAAGCTAACTAACGCGCCTATGGGCGCAAGGAGACTTATGAGTAAATTAATTGAACAATTGAAAGTACACGAGGGTTTGCGGTTAAAGCCTTACCGGTGCACAGCAGGTAAGTTGACGATTGGCTATGGTCTAAACCTTGAAGACAGAGGCATAACCAAATTTGAAGCCGAATTGCTTTTGAATCATGATGTGTCTGGAATAATCATGCAGCTATGCGAGGCTGTTGACGGATGGCATTGTCTTAATGAGGCAAGAAAAGCGGTCCTAGTTAATATGGCGTTTAATATGGGCGTTGCTGGGTTAATGAAGTTTAAAAAGACACTAGGCTATATCCGCCTTAAAATGTACAGCGAGGCAGGGGTTGAAATGTTAGATAGCAAATGGTCTGATGATGTTGGCGACCGCGCACTTGAGCTATCTGAGCAAATGAAATCGGGGGAGTTTAAATAAATGGGATGGTTTGACTTTTCAGGTAACAACCCTATTGACGCGATAGGTAAGGCCGGTGATAGCTTATTCACTTCGGATGAAGAGCGTTTGGTTTTAAGTAATCAACTCGAAGAAATAAAGCAAAAACCGCAATTAATGCAAGCCCTGGCCAATGTCACCGCCGCGAGTCATCGCAATTGGTTTGTTGCCGGTGGTCGCCCTGCATTGTTATGGGTCGCCGCCATGGGCCTGTTCTTTTATTTTCCGGTTCGTTATGCCTTTGGTACTTTGATTTGGGTTAGACACTCTTGGAATGCTGATAAAATGCTAGTGTTTCCGTTCACCGGGGATGGACTAATGGAGCTTGTTAGCATGCTATTGGGGCTTGCTGCATACCGCACGATTGAGAAAATCAAAGGCGCGGCTAAATAACACCAAGACGCAATCCCGCTGTTACGGCGGGGTTTTTAGAATCTGGTTACAGCCCCGAATTCTGAAATAGTGCGCCATTCGTTTGTTGCATCAGCAAATTTGGTTATTGTTACGCTAGCGCCTATCGGGATTTGTAGCGTGTTTTGACCGTCAACTTTATTTGTTGATCCTCCTGCTGGAGTCATGTTAACAACGTTGCCCCCGTCATTTAACACGGATATTTCATCACCAACAACTGCCGATGCCTCTGCTAACGACAGTGATGTAACTCCCCCATTAAGATTTCTTAATTTTAACTCGCCCCTTTTGATTACCGGTATTGTCCCGGTCAATGTACTGTCAGGATATTCTCCCTCAAATATCCCGGTGTTCGGGGCTGTTCCAGACGTTACTGTGGTTTTGGCTATTACAATGTCAAAGTTTCCAGCCGTCCCAGATATAGGCACGCCGGTTGTTGTTGTAACGTTGCAATCATGTATACGGGCAAAGTCTAACTCAAAACCAACGGACGGGCTTAGGTCAACCGCTTTTATTGCGTCTGTTGCTGTGTATGATACATCGACTGAGACATCTAGCTCTGAATCTCTCGAGTTGCTAGCAGAGTTCCCGATCACTAACTGAGAGTCAATCATGCGCCCCGTAATTCGTTGAGATAGCGCGCTAACCCCAACCTCTGAGCTGATTTCAACAGCGTCCGCGCCGCAGTCTTTCACGTCTAAATCTAAATCCATTGTCCCTGGGCAGCCAGACCAGACCGGAACGGTACAATCAGTGGCTTTTATTTTGGCAACTGTTTTATATAGACTTGAAGAATCAACAAAATCAACGCCTTTAGTAACTGTGAAGTTTTTCATTTCAAGATCTAACGTCACTGATTCTATTGCGGGACTTGCGACCCCAGTTATAAACCCGCAGAATGATGAATCACTATTTAAGTGGCGGTTTGCAGAGCCTGAGTTAACCGCTGCCCCATCAAATACACCAGTAACAACAAGGTTTTTAGTGCCCTCATCAACTTTAAAGTGGTTTATGTCAACACCTTCAGACAACGCATTATAAATATAAACATTGTCACAATTGTGCATGTTTACACCGCCCGACACGCCTTTAAATTTACAATTGTCAACTATAATTGTTTGCGCTCTTGGGTCAGTTGATGCACCCGCTCTCTGTATTGCAGTAAAATTCCCTGCATCTGAATCTAAAGATGTGTCGAAACCATAATTGCCAATATAAACATATTCATACTCAACCAAATTGGACAGGGCAAACGCCGCGTTATGTAGGTTGTAACATTGTTTGCCAAATCCAAACGCATGAAAAACCTTCCCTTGAGGAAAGAATAATCCTCCACGCCATACCAGCCCCTTTAATGTGCAACGATTACCAGTGATGATCACACCGGGGAAAACTGCATTTTGAACCGTTGACTCTGGATTATCTGAAAATTCACTCTGTAACTCCGCGCCGATACCTTCAATTGTTACATCATCAGCACTTATAGTAACCCGTTGAGATCCGGTGATTAACGCTCTCATAATCGGATTGAAGAAAAGTATGCCCCCGTCTACTAGGTCTAGGGTGGCTTGATTTATCGCTGCAAAGCTGTCAACAGTATTTGACCAGCCATAGGCTGCAACGTCAACAATATTGCCATCCTGCCTTAACACAAACGATAATGATAATGTGCCGTGAGCAACTATACTTGATCCGTTAGCCGTTCCCGTTCCTGCTATCACATCACCAGTCGCGCCTCCGCCATTGCCTGTGCTGCGCTCTTTTGTGGTTACCAAATCACCAGCCTGTGCCGATGTGTCGTTCTGCCATGCCGCTAGCGTTGCTGGGTTTAGGCGGTCTATTGCTTCGTCAAATATTACACCTAACTTTCTACGAACAAAGCTAAGGTTAGTGTTTGCAATTCCGGTGTATATTCCGTTTGGTGTGTCTTCTGTTATGAACGTTCTGACATCAAATATTAATACCTCGCTGCCAGCGCCTAACGTTTCCTCTTTAACGTGAACAACGTTAGTAAGAGATAACGAAGAATCATTAAGCATGTCGCTTATATTGTCTCTGTCTTTTGAGTTAAAAGACTGGACAACAAAGAAGTTTGTTAATGTGACGCCTAAATCGAAAGCTCCTGTGAAGTCAATGCGATACATAAGGCCAGAATTTGAATCAACAACTACCTGACCATTAACCACATCATTACTTGCGTTAAAATCTTTAGCGCGATCCCACGTCCCAGCAGCCACAACGTAAATGCCGTTTTCGGCTTTGTTGTTTTGTGTTTTAACTAAAACGCGATCATTAGCAGCAAGTTGAACTCCTGAGATTAAAGGCAAGCCCTGAAGTGTTATATTCAGCGTAGTAGCAACGACTACCGGCGTTTTCATGCCTTCTACTAACGTGCTGCCAAGCCTTGTGTTTTGAACCATAATAACCTCTATTTGTTTTTGTCCGGACCTTCTACGACCGATTGATAAATTTTCTTAAGTGGTGAGCCTGTTTCTTTGCCTTGGGTATTGCTGTCGATAAAGTCCATAACTCTCGTTACATTGCCAACACCAGGCACCGGCACAACTGTCGTTACAAGCTTGATTATATCACTTGTGCCTTTTAATGTCGTCTGCTTGCCTTCAGCCAGTGAAATCAACTCATTAATAAACCGTGATGGCACTTCTTGACCACCGCCGACTATGGTTTTAGGCGCGAACCCACTAAATGAACCGGCTATTTCTCTGATAAACGGGATTGTGCCAGCCATGAAATAAACATATCTTTTGACTAACCACTCGGTAAACGCTTCATCACTGTCATCATCAGGATAATCCATAATAATTACAGCCGATAAAACAGCCGTTATAATTGGTGTGGCAAATAAAGCCTTAAAGCTGTCCATGTCGAACTTTTGCAAGCCGCTGGTAGACTTGTAAATCCTTTGATAGTAAGCGTTGAACCAACTTCCGAATAGCGTAAATATACGCATCCATTCGGTTTGATTTTTACTGAACCACGCTCCCAGGTGTAAGTCACTACCCGAACCAACAGACTCGGCAACGGCGCTGTCGGCCTCGCTTGCTGCGCGTTTGTCATCGCCATGCAGTTCAAATCTGGTTTCGTATTTGGCCAGCCATGTTGGGTAGGCCAGCGTAGCATCAACCATCGTTTGAAACATAAAGCCCTTACGCCCAATTTTATCCCAGGCATGATGCACAGACCCCTGTATTTCAATGCTTCTCAAAAAGTCGCTGGCCTCTTTGTTGACTAATGAAGCTCTGTCTCGCATAAACTCTGAGCGATCATCAACAAAATTAATCAGATCTTGTCTTTCTTTTGAGATAAATCGCTGTGCCGCGCCAACAAAAGGAACCACGCCAACCTCTTCGACTACCGGGGCAATCGCTGATACCTGCTGCACCACGTTCCTTATACTGAATGCGAGATGTTTATAAACAGCCGCCTTTCTGAGTAGTTTGGCAATACCGGCTAGTGCCTGGTCGCTTTCTCTCTGCTGCCTATTGGCCACAGTGCTTTCAATGTTACCAACAAACGCCTTGTAAAAGCCCTCACCGTGATAAGTCTCAATTGCTGCTACGATGTCTGGATGGTTAATAATGCTCTGTATCTTGCGCCCTGCTTCAGCAAACGATATAAAATGAGTGTTCTCTTCTAATGCTTGAGAAATATTAGTGGTATAAAGTTTTACCGGCTTGCCGCCACCACCAACCCTGGCATGTAATGACCCGGCTTTAGTTGGCACGACTGAAGTTAAGTCGGTTCTCCTGGCCTCTTCTAGCTTTTCTGTCTTGGTAGACGAATACATCAGCCGCATATGCCCGCCTGTCATCTCAATGCCGTTGATCGCAAATGGTGTGGCGTCAAGCTTAGTTGGCGCAACCCCGTACATATTGACCGATGCTTTAGATAATTCCGGCCATTGAGTTTCGTTAACCTTCCACACTGAGTTAACGGTCCTAATCTGATCGTTAGTTAAATCAGCAAGAATGCGACTCACATCATTGTCGGTTAAGCCATAGCCATCGCGTATAGCATCACGGCTTGACTCGGTTCCCCAGTAGACGGCTATCATAAATCTAGCCTCTGTGTTTACGTCCAGGGTCAAGCCGCTATCGAGTGCATAGGTTTTATCGTCAGTTCGCACCAGGCCAATTCGATGAATGTCACCTAATTCGGTTTCGAATATTTCGTATAACTCGCGGCCCAATCTGATTTTCTCGCTATTGGCAGCCTCAATCGCCCGGTAAATTTCTTTATCGGCCAAGCCTTCTTCTTTTTGCTCTTTGAAATTATCGTCGAGCCTTCTGATTAGGTTTCTAAGTGAAGGGATTTTGTTAACTAAAGTACTAAATTTAATCTTAGTCTCAAGCCCTTTCTGCGGGATTCCCCTGGTGCCTTTAACTTTCTTGCCGCCGTTTTTAATAATTGAGTCTTTTATTGATTCGACTAACGCAGCTTGCTCTGCTTTGCCCAGGTCAGACATTACACCACCAACATAGCGGAGATGGCGCAACATATCATGCAAGCCTTGCAGATCTTGAGCGGTTAAATCATTAAAAGTCGGGACCACCATGTTAGGCAATGCGCCGTCTTGTTTGGCTTGAAGTGCTTTAATTAGGTTGATGTCTAGCAATTCTATAGCGACATATTGATTTGGATCATTAATCTGTGTGTTGTACCAGTCAACTATTTGACCTAATTCCAACGCCCGGTCTGTGTTGGTTCGCATATCGTACAAATTAGCCAGGGTTTTCATGTTGTGGACGTATTCAGGGTTAACTTGTTTGGTGTTATAGTCTCGCGTTTGGGTAGATTTAACGTATTTACGCTGCTTAACCATGCGCTCTTTAGTGTCAACGGCCCCACGGTACATGTAGTGGTTAGCTAACTGCTGAACCTTTGCGATGTATTGGCTTTCCTTGTCGGTGGCCGTCACGGCTTTCTGAGCCGCCTTAATCTCTGCACGATAATACTTGTTTGGTTTAATTTCCTTGAAGTTCATTGAGCCGATTAAGGTTTTAGCTTCAGCCTTTAAGTAGGCCCGGTTTATTTTGTTGGCACGCTCTGGCTTGAGCGCTTTGATTTCGTCAAGAAGTAACTGTGCTTGCGCATCATTATGGACCGCTTCACGCGCTTCATTTTCAATCGAACCGTCATTTAGAATGTCTCCGTACTTTTCAACCATACGAGCTTCAGCCGCATCATTGGCCGCTGTCTTTAATTTAGGCGCTGCGACTATTTCATTTATCATCGCCTCAACATTGGCGTAACCATGCATCTCAGAATGTAATTGAGGATCAACGCCACCACTAATAGTTTTACCTCTTAGCTCTTTGGGTATCTTGTCATAACCCATAATTTCCTTAACCGCTGCCCTGTCCATTGGTAATTCAACAAGGTGATCACTAGCGATATATACTTGCTCTTCTCTTAGCCGCTCGGTTTCCTCTTCGATTAACGGCGCTTTTTCCTCGTTCCATTCAGCAGTCCTGCGCTTAGTTAACTCTTTCATTAGCTTAGTGTCGAGCGTTTCAGTGGCCCGGTTCTTGGCTTTTAACTGCCTTGCCTGGTACTCTTCCCATTCGGCATCACTCATGCCTGACTGCTCTTTAGATTTAAAGAATTGGTCATAAGCAGGGTTAGCCGTTGCCAGTTCAATCTCGGCTTCAGTGGCCAACATGCGATCAAACACTTCTGTTATCTCAGGAGTCAATTCGGCACGCTGTAGCCGTGGATCGGTCAGTGATTGATAGATACGGATTAACCAGCGTTTAAATGCTGCAAAGGCATCTCTCAAGCCTAACGATGGGGCCTTACCCTCACGCAAATAGACTTCAAATGTTTCTGCAAATTTCTCGTGTTCCTCTTTGGTGATGGCATCGAAAGATTCAACTTCTAACCAATCCAACATTATTTGTTGATCCGGTGTGACCTCGGTTGCCGCCGCAAGTTTACCTTCCATCTCTAAAAACAAATGAGCCGATTCGTGTAAAAACGATGACAGGTCGCTTGCCTGGTGAAGCTTTATAATGGACTCATCAGGTAGCAGTTGGATTGTGGCGCGAGTTTTCTTGTCGGCTTCTTGAAATAAAAGCTTTTCTTGTTTAGAAATAACCTGTTGGCGAGTTATACCTTTGCCTGAAGGGTCATAGGTTTTAATTTTTAACCCTGCATCCTTCAGCACTTTCAAAGCACTCTTGTTCATGCCTTTAGGGACCACCGCAGTATTGAACTCGCCAAACCCAACTGGTCGCTGGATCTTTGTTTCAAAGTAACTTGATGGTAAAGCAGTCAGGTATTCAGTTAAGTCATCAACAATTTCCTGTGCTTCAGGTGTCATGTTAAACGCTTCATTAAGCCCTTTTCGACCTTCAACAATCGCAGTGCCAGCGTCTTCAGCGTAACCCCATGAGTCAGCATCAAACTTGTAAAATGGCTTAAGCTTATCAAGTGCATCCTCAAGAACATCGGAAGATTCCTGTTTGACTTCAGTCATCTCGCCTTCGCTGACAATCTGATCGCGACGAGCCTGAACCTGTTTAATGGTTTTCATCTCATTCGCATAAGCAGATCGAACCGTACCAGAGCCATAGAAAGAAGCTTCACCGGCTTGTAACTGCTGTGTCATTTCCTTCACAACATTCTGCATGTTGTAGTCGATATACTTGCGGTTGCCTATTGGCGAGAAGCCTTTGAATAGCCGCTTACCTTTCACCATGTCATTGAATTGGTCAGTCACCCATTGATCATATTCATCGCGGGTTTTCTTGACTCGCATCTTTTTGTCGATGTCACTACGAAGCTTGCCGGTATCGGTTGCGCCTTGCTGTTTAAATCTCCTAACTTCTGATTCAAAGTCGTACAATTTGCCTGGTATAACTTCACCGTTCTCAAGAAACCAAAAGCTACTGTAACGCTCAGCGCGATTAGGATCAGCAGCTTCAACTGCATCAAGCATTTTCTGATAGTGTTGTTTAGCGACTTTTTGAAACTTCTTATCACGAGCATCAATCTTGTCGAGCTTTGCAGCCCTCTTGACTGTAGGCTCAATCTTTTTGTTTTTAAGTTTTGGTTCTTTACCTTGTAGCTTCAACCATAAATATTGCATGGCAGTTGAACGCTGAAGGTTATCGGCACCGGTCCCGTCCTCAAGTGAGTTGATGTCTGGTTTGCTTAAGTTAAGCTGGCCAGCATCCGACATCTGCTCTTTAAGTGCGCGAAACTTCTTAACGTCAATGTCATAGGTAGGTCGTGGCTGTCGTGGTGAATAGATGTCAGCGTCAAACGTCCGGGCCTTGGCAGACTCAAGCAATGATGGGTCAGCTAGTAATGAAACCTCACCAAACGATTCAAAATCACTTATGTCTGTGCGAATAGTGGCGATAGATGGCGCAGCTAAGCCCCCAAGGTCAGCAGCAGCTAATATGTTTTCAGCAGATAGGTTATGAGTTACAACTAGGTTTTTATCCTCGCCACTCTGAGCCAATAACACCGCGCTTTCTTTGAAGTCTGGATCGAATGCTGCGTTGACTGAGCGGATCTTGGAAGGGTCGAATACTATTAAACTAATATTGTCAGTTGTGGGTTTACCCTCAATATCTGTTAATCCCTCAAGTTCATTTTCATATTCAACCGAATCAAATCCTTTGTCCTGAATCAACTCCCCTACAGCTTTCCAGTACTCTTTCATTTCGCTTGAAAAATTTATGTCTCTATAGTCTGGATCTTCGTTTTTGTTTTCTTCAGCTATTAGCTCGTCTAATTTTTCGGATGCGTCAAACGCCTTTATTGCTGCTTTGTCGTTGTTTATGTACGCATCTGTTCCGCTGTAAATGCCAAAGTTTGACGTTATTCTTTCTAAGTTTTTCCAGTAAACATCGCCCTCAATGAATAAGTCAGGGTCCACTATGGTAGGGTCAAAATCAATCTCTAGCGTGTTTTCCGTTGTAACATAAGTTGGGATCGTCTGAGTTGTCGCAAAATCCCTAGCCTGATCAACGGTGCCTAAATGTATACCGAAATCCGCTGATGATGAGGGGTCGAATGCTTCAAAATCAACTCCCGTTCCGTGATACCACACCGTTTCAGTATCAAAGCCAGCCTCTTTAGCCCTTGCCATCCGTCCTTCGGTTGACATGTCTAAGCCTTTATCGACCGCACGTTGCCATTCGGTAGCCTCAACGGTATCGTCGCCCTCGTAGCCTGCACTCTTGGCTTGCTCCATTACATCGCCAGTAACTTCAGCAGCAGGACCAACAATGGACAGGCCCATCATCTCGTATATTTCTTTGGGGGATTTACCGGTCTGTTCAGCTTTAACCGTGACGAATGCAGGGATTACGGCGGCACTATAACGGGCGGTTGCCTCGCTTTGTCTTCCAGTGGCGACGATCTGATCTTTAACTTCTTCGTAAATGGTTTCTGATTCGGTTTTTAATTCCTGGTTCTTTTCGGCACGTTCAAGCAATGACTTGATGGTTAAGTCTTCATCGACTTCTATTTGCGCCGGGGTTAATGTTTCATCAGACATCTTCATGTGAGGACGTAAGGTTGACATTAAATCTTCGTTGGGCGCGATATCAGCAGCAAATTGCTCAATGTTGATAGATACATCAGTGCCTAAACCGGTCAGTTGCTCCATGAAATAAGGCGGCAACTCTACACCAGAATTAACGGCATCGATTAGCGGGTCACTGGATATTAAAACCTGTTTATTGGTATCAAGACCGTTCAGGAACATTCTAAACCGGTCCTCTTTTCGACCCCTGGTCAGACTTGACTGTGCGAAAGTGGCTATCTGGTCAATGGTGTTTTGCTCACCAGCAGACATTAAAGCGGTTTCTACATTACGTTGTGCGCGACTTGCCATAGCCTCGGCTGTTGCGGTAGCTCCACGGATAGCTCCACCCATACCGCCACCAGCAACTAACCCGGCCAATTGGCGATCAACCATTTCAGCAAGCGATAAATCTTTCTTGGTGCCGATTGTTTCGCCTAAATATTCAATGCCCTCCTGGATGAATTCAGTACCGGCCTCGACAGTGGCAGCGCCTCCAGTTGCTTTAAGTGCTGTTTTTAAATTAGTTACTCCACCCCTGCCCAAAACAACTTTACTGGCTACCATTTCCATAAGAGACACAGCGACAGCAGTAGGAAGAGAGGCGATCAGGTCTAAGCTTGTAACGTCCTCACGCTCATCGTTTTTTACCCGAGCTTCGGCTATTTCTTCAGTTCGAGATGAAACATAAGCAGGTAAGGTGTAAACCGCCGCCAACATATCAGGCAAAGATTGGACCCCTTGCTCTGCAATATAACCAGCCAAGGTCTTAGGGTTCATGTCGCCTTTGAATCTCTCCCAGGTAAAACTGGGCTTATAGCCAAAGCCATTGCCTTCAGAAATAGCCTTACCGACACCTTGGAGTAAATTAGGTGAGTCACTTGGGATATCCCACGACCAACTAACACCATCATCACCAATGATAATGCCGGGGTTTGGAATGCCCTTGCTATCTAAATAATCCTCAAAGTTTTTACCAATGGTGCCAGTGAACTCGATTAAGTTACCGGTTAATGCGTTGACCCGATTTAATGCGCCCCGGCCAATGTTAGAAAAGAACCCTATCTCTGAGTCTCGTACAGCGCCCTCAATGCCTTTTAAGTTGTCGATGTCATCAATAGATACTCTGCTATTCCTGTCGTCGGTTAAGTACCTAGATAGCTTAGGGTAGCCGGTTGTGTCGATGGATTCGGTTCGCTCTCTGCGCTTAATCTCAGGTAGGTTATTTTCTACGGTG